AGGATCGCCAAAGAGATATTTATAAAAGGGTGGCCCGGCTGCGCGGGCCAACGGGACGTGCAAACTGTCTGCTTTTTGCACGCAGTAATTCAGTCAGCTCCCTGGACACCAGGGGGGATGACTTTGACTCGGATCCATGGCTTTTTGCCTGCGCCAATGGTGTGGTCGATTTAAAAACGGGTGAACTACTCGATGGCCGAGCCGATCAGAATATAACGCGAGCCTCGGAAGTTGAATGGCAGAGCATCGATCATATTGCGCCCAGTTGGGAAAAATTTTTAAACGAAATATTTAGAGACAACCGGGAGTTGATCGAATACATGCAGCGGGTGCTGGGTTACGGGATCAGCGGGCTGACCGTCGAACATATCGTGCCGGTGTTGTGGGGTGAGACCGGCCGCAATGGCAAGGGGACGCTGGTCGAGACCATTTTGCGAATTATGGGCGACTACGCGGACCCGATCGAATCGGAGATGTTGCTGGATTCCGGACGGTCAAAAAGCAGCGCGGGCCCTAGCCCGGATATTATGGATCTTAAAGGTCTGAGGATCGCTTTTGCATCCGAGACCGATCAACACCGGAGATTTTCGACGGCCAGGGTTAAATGGCTTTCGGGCGGCGATACACTTAAGGGCCGTTGGCCACATGATAAACAGCCAGTCAGCTTTCAGCCCAGTCACCTACTGATGTTGATGACTAATAATAAGCCACATGCGCCCAGTGAGGATGCTGCCTTTTGGGAGCGCATTCATCTGATACCGTTTGAACTTTCTTTTATTAAAAACCGCGAGATCCAGGGAGAAAACGAGCGGCCGGCGGATATTTACCTTAAAGAGAAGCTGCTGGAGGAGTCGCCCGGGATACTGGCGTGGCTGGTACGGGGCGCCATCGCCTGGCAGCAGCGTGGTATTGATCCACCACTTTTGGTGTTGGAGGCCTCCGCTGAGTATCGCCGCGACGAGGATGACCTGGCCGATTTTATCGACGAGGAGTGCTATCTGGATCCGGATGCCGAGTGCTCGGCCAAAGATTTATATCAGCGATTTCGGAGCTGGTGGGAAGAAAACATATCAAAAAAAAAGGTGCCGGCGCAAAAGAGTTTCGGGAAGTTGATGGGTAAAAAATTCAAAAAAGAAAAACGCGGCACTTATTTTTATTTCGGATTGAATATTGTCGATAAACGGGATGAATCCGACCAGATTTTTTGACGGACTTTACGGACTATGGTTTGGACTTTTTGGACTAAAAGACCGTTTTTGCAGGTTTCTCTAAATCCTTTACGTATATTCTTTATTTTTAATTTTATTAACATTTTAGTCTTATAGTCCAAAAAAAAGAAGTAAGTAATAATAAATATATAATATAACTACATATAATTTTTGGACCTTTTTTTGGGTTTTGGACCATAGAATATCGGTTTTTATGAAAAACGTACTCGAATTACTGGAAAGCAAGGGAATATCGTCCAAAAAGGTGTCGGCTGCCAAGGGTGGCGAGTATCATTCACCGTGTCCTGGGTGTGGTGGTGATGACCGATTTTGTGTGTGGCCGGAGCAGCACGAGGGTCAGGGATCGTATTGGTGCCGGCAGTGCAATAAAGCGGGTGATGCGATTCAGTTTCTGCGGGATTTTGATGGAATGAGTTACCCGGAGGCCTGTCGGGCGTTGGATGTTGATATGTCGGAAAAAGAGCAGTTTCGGACGCCGCACGTAAAACCGAAAAAAGAGGGGGGCGCGACGGGTTGGCAGCCCTCGGCCGGCACCGAACCGATGGAGTTGTGGCAGGTAAAAGCGGATAAACTGGTGGGCTGGGCTCATGAACAATTGCTGGAAAATAAAAGTGAGATGCGGCGGTTGCTTGAGCGCGGTATTACTAAAAAGCTGGTGCAAAAATATTTATTAGGGTGGATCCCGGAAGATATGTGGCGGCACCGTAAGTCCTGGGGGCTTCCCGAGGAAATTAAAAAAAATAACAAGCTAAAACGGTTGTGGATCCCGGAGGGGTTGGTGATCCCGATGGGTATAAACGATCATGCGGTCCGGATCCGGATCCGGAGGCCGGCAGGCGAGCCGAGATATTACGCTCTGCCGGGATCTAATATGGATTGTCTTATTTTAACCGACAAAGGAAAAGATCGCCTGGCGGTGGTGGTCGAATCTGAGTTGGACGCGGTTTTACTGGTGCGCTTTGTGGCGGACCTGGCGGTTATCATCGCCCTGGGCAACTCGTCGCGCAAGCCGGACCCAGCGGCGGTTGAAAAGTTAGCCGCCGCTGATTTGATTTTACTGGCTGTGGATTACGATGCCGGCGGTAATAAGCAGGTGGCCTGGTGGCGTGATCATTTTCCGCGCAGCAAACACTGGCCGGTGCCAGACGGTAAGGACCCGGGCGACGCTTATAAAAATGGCCTCGATCTGCGGGACTGGGTGGTGGCCGGCTGCCCGACGGGTTGGCTGACATCACCGTCGCTGCTGGGTGTGCATCCGGATCCGCCGCGGGTGCCTGAAAAAGTAGGGGATAGTTCTACGGCCATGGCGGAGAGGGTGATGGTGCCGTCCGGAGTTTTACAGCTGCAGGAATTGCTCAAAAATACACCTGTAGTGATCGAAAACACGGCGGCCAGGACCAGTATCCGGGCACCTCAGCGCTGGTCAGATAAGTTTTGGGAGAAGTCAAAGCAGATCAGCCAGTTGGTTTATTTCGATTCGGAGGTGTTTTCCTGGATCACGAACCATCCAGATCAGCAGATAATGGCGGATAATTTAATAAAACAGTAAATAATTGAAATAATTAGAAAATAGATAGGGTCTGAGAGGCTTAAATTTGAACGATCTCGGGGTGGTTAAGGGGTAAGTATGGGTTTTTTTAGGGCATTTATAAAAATTTAGGGATGCCTAAGTATGAAACAGCTTTCTTTATTCAACAATATTAAAAGTGCCGAGGCAGTTATATTAAATTCAATGCCGATCAACACCGATATTCATTGCTGTGAAATTCATGACCGTACAGGCTTTGAGCCTCGGATTATTAGTAATGTAACCTGGAAACTAATGAAAGCTGGCCGGATTGTCAACGTCCATGGAAAGGCGGCTACTCTTAAGAGGGTTTTTTAGTATGAAAAAAGGAAATTTAAGAACTATTAAAATATACGAGAAAGGACGGCCGGTGCGTTATGGGATCGAGGTGCGGCCGTATCCTATTAAGGGTCTTTGGAAACAGGCTTTTTTTAAACAGGGTTTTAACGAGAAAAAACGGCCGTTGATTTTTGATTTGGAATATGACTGCTGCGCCCGGATGCTGTCTTTTTTTGAAAAGGATCCAATTAATTTTAAGGTTGGAGCGGATGCCAAATAATAACAATATTGATTCTGATCGCCAGGCGCTCGAGGCGGCCAAAGAGACGGCGCAGGTTAAGATGATTGCATCACCATCACCAAGGAATGTGGCGGCGTTTGAGGCAGCGCGGGAGGCGCTTGAAAAAATGACCGCGACCGGTGAGGAAAAGGTGGTGGTTTATGGCAGCCGGATTGAGGCGCTGCGGCAGCTGCAGGTGGACGGGTATAAGATTAAGAAGTCGAAATTTTACGCGGATTGCAAGGTGGGGCTGTGCCGGCTGGGCGGCGATGGATCGGTGGAAGATAACGAGCTGAACCGGTATGTGCGGCGGGTTGGGTTGCAAAAGCTGGCCGAAAATACCGGGGATCCGGCGATGGATATATTGTCCAGGAAAAACGAAAAAGAAGTCGAGCGCCTCGAGGAGCAGATCGCCAAGCTGCGGCGGGAGCGGGAGATCGTTGAGGGTCGTTATCTGGAGCGGGATGTAGTGGAGATGGAGCTGGCCGGCAAGTGCGCCGTGCTCGAGGCGGGACTCCGGCATCTGTTTCACGTGCGCCTGGTGGACTGGATCGAGACGGCCGCTGCGCACGGGTTTTCCGCGGCGCTGGATGCGGCCCAGCAGGATTTGAATGCGCAATTTAACGAGTTTGCAAATTTAGATGATTTTGAGGTTTTGATCGGAGGATAGCGGAATAATGGAAATTTTATGCAGCAAGGATTTAATCGGTTTTGAATGGATGCGGGATAATCGACGCTGGCGGGCGGTGATGTTCTGGCGTCCGACGGCCGAATGGGCGACGGACCCCAACGGGCCGCCCAATACCCGGCGCGGTTGGTGTCAATGGTTTCGGTCACGGTTTATCTATTTTGGAAATGAGGATGGCTGGATTGGTGGATATGAGGTGAAACAACATACCTGGCGTGTGCTAGGTTTTGCGGTTGGATTTCGGGAATATCTTTACTGATGGAAAAACTTTTAAATATACTGCCGATTATTATCATGGTCGAAAGTCTGGCAGCATCGGTGCCGTATTTCATATACAAAAACTGGGGCACCGGCCTTTACTGGCTATCGGCCGGGGTGCTTAATTTTTCGGTTATATTCTTAATAAAAAAATATGGCTGACAACCGCTGTTGTAATAAAAACATGACTAATAAAATTACATATTCCTGGGACAACAATAAATTTTTAAGCCGTCATAAAGGGCTTTATGTCCTTTTTAAAATATTGGATCTAAAAACAGAAATCCACCCTGTATCCGTAATATTTGCCCTGATTTTATCATTTTGTTTGGGTGTACTAATCGGAGCAATTTATTTATAGACAACGCAGTTGTAGGGTAACCGGAAGGAAAAAAATATGTGGAACTCATACAAGAAACAAGGAACCCAAGAAATGCGGCGTTATGTATTGGGTGAGGACTTATCCAAGGTTTCAGTAAACAAGGAAGACACGCCTGAACAGGGCGGCATGATTGCCAGAAATCCCAAAAACCATAAAGACCAATGGTATATAGCA